GCAGTAGTACAAGGTCATAAATTATTGAATAATAGAGAGAATACAATCTCTGGTTTATTCTATGCAGAGAATAATTTTAAGTTAGCTAATAAAGCATTAGAAGGTCGTAATGTACGTGCTCTTCGTACAAAAATGATTAATAATTACTGGGAGAAAATAAGACCTGGTGTAGAAGAAGCTATGGCTAGTCAAGAATTTGTAATGGATGATGGTAAATCATACACACTGGATACTGCTCCTTCTCATTATAAACTTGAAATTAGAAATAGAATTGATGTTACAATAGCAGCTCACGCAAATGCTACAGGTGCATTTACAATGAAAGAAGTTGTAAATGGTATTCTTTTTAAATCACAGGAAAAAAATTCAGAGCTTTATATTAAGGATGTTGCTGTTGAAGCTGAACAGAATCAAAAAGAATATTTTACAAAGCAGAATGAGAATCTTCTTACTGATATAAAAGCTAATGATGGGACTGCTGCATGGCAAGCTATAGACAGTAATCGTAATGCTATAAAAAATGCTCAAGCAGTACAAGGTGAGAATTATAAAGGACTAACAGTAACAGAAAGTAGTTTAGGTGTTGTTAAGACTATAATGAGAGCTGTAGGTTTAGGTGAAGATAACGGTGGTATAAGCCCACAACAAGGTAAAACACAACTAACTCAAGAAATTATTGATCCTAAAGATGGAGGACCAGGTATATATTGGGGTACTAAAAGATACAGTAATCTTGTTGAAGCTTTTAATGATCAACATGCAGGTGAAGGTAATAAATGGCTAAAAGAGATAGACGACAAAATAACAGAAAATTTAGATGATAAAAAGAAAGCTTTTAATAATGCTATAACAGCACAAGAAATGAAGATATTTGAAGATTTAAAAGGAGCTAAGAATGACGCAGAATATACTCAAATATTAACAGAAAGCTTAGAAGTATTCAATGGTATAGAAGGCTTTGATACAAACAGTTATTCTCACTTAAGCCCAGCTATGCGAAACATGATGTTCCATAAAGAGGATAACTTGTTCTCAGCTTATGAGAAGAAAAAACTTATTACCAGTCTATATGCACAGAAGAAACCTGTTGATCCAAATTTAGTTGAATCATTACCTGAGTTCATGAGAGCTGACATAGAAAATATTTATAAAGGTAGAGTGTGGTCTTGGGATGATACAGCAGCAATTAAGAAAAGAATGGAAACTAAAAGTATACTATCACCTAGAGTTTTAACTATTGCATTCCCAGGTTCTACAAGAAATGAATTAACTGATTTAACTAAAAATCTAAATGATGAAATTAACTATAAAATAATGAAGAATTATGATCAACTTATACTGAGTAATGATCATAATACGGCTATATCTCAAGCTACAGAATCAGTAGTAAAAGACTTTGAGGCTGATATAGATGCAGCAATGAAACAAGGTAAAGGTCAGAAAGAAGCTCAGAAAACATTAAGAAATAGATTAGAAGAGTTAGCTAAGCCTGGTATACTTGTGAAAAATGAGTATAGGTCTCCTAATGTAATCAATAGATTAGTACATGAAAGACATAAGTTTTTAAATAATGTTGTAGCTAAAAACAACGAATTTAATAATATAAGTCTTCTTAAAGGTGAAGAGTTTTTAAAAGGAGAGGAAGATCATACAGATGAATTATTAGAATGGGTTAATTCAGGAGGCTTAACTAAACTACCTAATTTCTATGGAGCATTCTCTAGGAAATCTGGTATACCAGTAGATAAAGTTGCTTTGATGAGATCTGAAGCATTAGGTCACATTATTGGAGAAAAAGATCAAGCTTTATTTAAAGAGAAATTAAAAAATCTTAGTGATAAAGTTAATGAAACTAGTGATGCTACTAAAGCTTTAATGACAGCTAGGACTGTAGGTCAGCAGAATTTGATCAGATCACATAAAGATATATCAGAAGATGATACATTTATATCTGAACAATTCCATCCTACTGCAACTATCTTTGCTAAAAATAATAAAGGTTCAACTGAATATGATTCTATGGAAAATGTAGATCAAATAGATTATAAACATGATACACCTATAAGTGGTATGAGTCTTTATGATCTACAGAATCTATTTGGTAAAGGTGACTATTATAATATAGGAGCTTTTGGAATTGCTAATGAAAAGGAATTTAATTTGATATTAAATGATTTATTTAAACACGAATTAATTAAACCTGAGACTAAATTTAATAAAGATACTCAGCTTTTATTTTATAAGCAAGCTATCATAAGACAAAACAGAAGACTTCAAATGACTTCTGGAATAGTAAAAGAACCTACTAATTTAAAAGAAGAAGAATTAAAAGCATGTGGATTAGGTGATCAAGCTTATCCTTTAAATAAGGATATATGCGACATTATACATAGCTCATACATAAAGAAAAAATGAACATAGAATCAGTCGATAAAGACTTAAATGAAACACCCTCTTCTGAACCTAATCTCTATGATTTAGGTATAAGAGAAGAAGAATCTGAAACTATTGAAAGTACTATAGCAGATCAAACAGAGAAAGAAGTACAAGAAAGAGAAGACCCTAGACTTAAAGAAGGCGGTGGTGGTTTCAGAGGAGCTGTTAAAGAAGTACAATCAGCTTTATCGGGTGGTCTACAAGATACAGCTTCTTCTTTAGCTACATTACCTGAACGTACTGTGGATATGTTCTCTGGCGAAATGCAAAGAGAACGAAAAGAGAAAGGATACTACAGACCTGATTGGTCTCCATTCACAGATTATGACAACCCCATTGTTACTCGTACATGGTGGGGTTCTTTATTAAGAGGTACAGTACACTTTGGTAGTATGGCTGCAGGTATTACTGCAGCTGCGGGTGCAGCAGGTATATCTGCTCCAGCATCTATATCAGGTATAGCTGGATACAGTTTACTTAGAGCTGCTGGCATTGGT